CCTTCGTTGAGGTTCGGGGGGCTTGCTCCCTCCCGATGCCATAACTATAGACCATGCGCAGTCTACTGCGCAAGTGGGAATGAATGTGACGCGTATCCCCATCAGCTGAAGCTTCAAGCACGCCACAAAAAAGGGGGGAGGGGACGCCTTGTCCCCCTCCCTGCCTGCATGGGTCAGTTCCCGGCTTTGTGAGCGAGGAACTTGTTCACGAAGTAGGTTTGTCCGCGGCCCGTGATCTTAGTCGTACGATTAACCGTCGTGTGCCCGTCTGCGTGAGTGACGACCGATTCCTTTACCCTGAACAGCCCCATGTCCATAGCCTTTTGAGTGGGCATGTTCCACGACGAGCCTTTCTGTCGGATGAGGTAGCCGTTCACGCGCAGCCACTCAAAAAGACGACGCTGCCCCGTATCCACGCCGTTACCTCGTAGGATTTTCGCTAGGTCACCAATGAGGATGTCTGTTTTCGCGGATGTCACTGCGTCAGCGAATAAGACCTTGGGAGCGTCGGCCTGCGCCTGCGCCTCCAACCGGACGCGCTTATCTCGTTCCTCTTTCAGTGCCGTCAGTGTCCGGATCATCGCCTCGGGATCAGCCAGCATCGCATCGACCACTGACTCAGTCGCGTACATGCCGTGCCGCCGAATCGACGGGAGGACTTCGTGTGTGACCCAGCGCTTGAAGGTCTTGGCCTCAGGCTTGCGTGAACGGAGGATGAGACTGTATAGGCCGGGTTCGGAGATGACGGTCATTTCCTGGTTTCCCCCAAGGGTGTCCATAGTATGGACCCCCTTTTCGTCTTCGTCGAGTGCGGCGAGGGAGGAGCGCATGTTGGCGAGTCCGAGTATGCCGCATACATCCTTCACTGGGGTAATCTACTTGCGCAGGTCTGTGCGGGCGCCGCGCCCGGGCCTCGACGCCATCCACGCATCAATCGTCGCAGGGGACCACCCGCGCAGAGGGCCGGCCGGCGTCGTGATGATGATGTCGGGGGGCGGCGTCAGGCCCTTGTGCATGTACGAGCGGATTGTCGCTGTGGCAAGGCCCACGCGAGCTGCGAAGTCGGCGGCCCCAAGGTATTCGATGGTAGTCATGTGTGCTCCTAGTTGTGGGGAGAAACAATTTCTGCGGGGATATCCTCATCGCTGAGGATCTGAAAAGCGCGCCCGACGCATGCGCGATAGGCGGCGACGGGCAGACGCTGCGCAAAGTGCGTATTCTGCTCGTAATCGGCCTGCGTGGAGTAGGCAGTCAGCGTGACCGCCAGACTTTGGGCCGACTTGTATTCGGCGTGCGTGAGTAGCTCATTGAGACAATCAAGCGCAGCGTCCTCCAGTGCACTGAGCGCCTCGTTGATGCTGATAGGGTCTCGTGGCTCACTCTTCGAGATCTCCCACGAGCGAATCACTCCCTCGCTCGTGTTGAGGATCATGGCGAGGTTGGCGCGTGAGAGGCCGAGGGCTTCTCGCCTGCATCTCAGTCCGACGGGCGTGAGTGGATTGTGGGGCATTGCGCCTCCTTTCTCTTCGGGGGGGCCGAGCTTGTCGACTCGGGCCCCCCGCTTGTCACAGGTTATTGATTCCAATGTGGAGGACGAGCTCCGCGATCCTCTGGGGGGCTGCGGCCATGATCATGTCGACGGTCGCGCCCTCGCGGATCAGGCCGATCCGCACCGCGATTTCCTCGGTGCGCACATGGTGTCCGCCCACGATGGCGCGCTTAACGCGGGCCTCGTCATTGGCGAAATCACCCTCGTAAGGGAGGGGCTTTGCGGCGGCGATGGTCTCGCGGAGCCATGCTCGGTCCTCGGCAGTAAGCCGCTTGGCAGCCTGGGTGTAGAGGGCGATGTCTGCGATGCGCTGCGCTTCACGCTGTGCGTCGTGAGCCTTCGCGAGTGCTTCGCGCTGAGCTTCGGTCATCTTGCGGGCCATGATGTTTTCTCCTTCGTTGAGGTTCGGGGGGCTTGCTCCCTCCCGATGCCATAACTATAGACCATGCGCA